GATGCCTAGGAAAGCAAGAAGGATCAATCCCATATATGTTTCGCCCGATGGCGGAGAAACGGTGTACGAGCAATTACCAAATGGTGACAGGATTTTGGTGGAACAATCACAGCAGGCCAAGGATGAGGAACGGGCATACGAGGAGTCGGAAATGGTGGGTGCAGAAGCAATAGCACTGCGGAGGAAGTATCCAACACTGCAAAAGGCCTGGGACAAATATCTCACCGTATGGCATTTAATCAACGGAAATGAGTGATATGTACAACTATTCCTATTTCATTTTTACCAGCAGTATACAGACGCCTGTGTGCGTTTAAAGGGGTGATTAAATAGCATTATGACCAAGTATGTTAGTATAATCGGCAACGGTGAAAGCCGTAGGGGATTTGACATCTCGCCATTGAAAATATTCAGCACGGTAATAGGTTGTAACGCAATCTACAGAGACTACGTCACTGAATATCTTGTTTGTGCTGACAGACATATGTGCCAGCAGGCCGTGAACGCGGTTGGTAAAGGCACCACTGTTTACACCAGGGACAACTGGGCGGACCAATTCGCACACTGGCCCAACGTAAAAAAATTTCCCGACCTACCTTATAAGGGAGAGCGGAGACAGGACGAGCCATTCCACTGGGGCACAGGCCCTTACGCAGGAGTGGTAGGACTTACTTTCAAACCCAAGGCCATATTCATGTTGGGTTTCGATCTACATCCGTTGGAAAAAGGCAAAATCAACAACATGTACACAGGATCGGAAGGTTACACATACATCAAGAGACCTGTTGATCCCAGTTACTGGATATACCAATTCCACAAGTTGATGGGATATTCAGATCCAGACACGCGATGGATAGTTGTGAACCATGATCGTTGGGAGATGCCAAAGGAATGGAGCCAGCACTCCAACGTGTTCCAGGAAACCTACGACGGCATGGCCCGGTTCATCAACAAGCAGTTGACAAAAAGCAAATAACATATAAAATTATAATATGATCAAACCGATGGTGGATCACCTGATGGTCCAACAACAAATAAAATCTCCGCACAAGAAATGGAAGCACATGGTGGGCGTGATGTGTCTGAATCTTACCTACAGGAAACATGTGAAGATAGTGTTACCAAAGTTGTTCGCAAGATATCCCAACCCGCGAGCGTACCTAAGAGGCAGATTGAAAACACAACAGGAAATGCTCAAACCGTTGGGCATGTGGGAGGTAAGGTCAAAAAGAATAAGACGGATGACGGCACAGTACCTTGAATGGGACGGCAAGGATGCCAATGACCTACACGGCATAGGCAAGTACGGAAGTGATAGTTACCAGATATTTTTTATGAATCGCATACCACCCAATGTCGAGGACAAGGAATTGAAGAAATACATTGACAATCTAGTAGGATAGTTTATAATAAGGATATGTTTGATAAAATAAAAGATGGAGATCTAGTTACTCTTAAATTGGCTTCAGGGGAAGAAGTCATCGCAAAATATCTCAGCAGGACCGACACACGATACGTCAGTATCGAGAAGGCACTTGTGCTGATGAATGGTCCGCAGGGTCTGGCATTTGGTACATTTTTCTCCACTGCTAAACAGGACGAACCGTTCAACATCGCCATCGACAAGTTGATTTCGATAGCACACATTAATGACAAGATCGCCGATGAATACAACAGGGTGTTCAGCAAGATCGAGGTTCCCAAGAAACCCAGCATCATAACCTAATGGCACACTTTGACAAGCACTCAACGAGCATCAAGGCCCTGGTAGATGTATCAGAAGCCATGCTGAACGCCATGGAGAAACACGGTATAGATCCAGAAACCGTGGCCAACAGGAACGAGTTCACTGTGATGATACACTTCCTTAAGAGTATCATAGACGGTGAGTTAAATATACCGAACGAACTGACGGATCGCATCAGAGACACAGCGTTCCAGATGGACATGGATCAGAAGTTGGACAAGAAGTTGAACTGATGATCGAGAGGACTCAAGACTTTCAACCCTCTATAAACACTCTGCAAGTCATCAACGCAAGGAGAAACGATGACTTACTACTCGACTAAAACATACGGACACAACATAGGACTAGCCTGCGTGTTCAGACAACCCAACGCAGACCACTCACACTGCCATTTGCTACACGGATACAGCCTCGCATTCAGATTCACATTCGGTTGCGATCGACTGGACAACAAGAACTGGGCGGTGGATTTCGGATCACTGAAGCCACTGAAGAAATGGTTGGAGGATCACTTCGATCACAAGACCGCTGTTGACATCAATGACCCACACCTGGACAAGTTAAAAGAACTTGAGAAACACGACCTAGCGGAGATCGTGGAGTTCGATGGTGTCGGTGCGGAGATGTTCGCCAAACACGCATTTGACTTCGCGGACAAGTTGGTCAGGGAAAAGACTGACAACAGATGTTACGTGGTGGAAGTGGAATGTATGGAACACGGAGCCAACAGTGCCATCTACAGAAAAGAATAAATTCATCCATGATATAGTTAGGGTGGGCCTGACCGAAAAGGCCTACTACTTCCAGATATACGACACCCCCTTAGGACACAGGTGGTTGGCGGCCTTGAAGGACAACCTTAAACAACAAAGAATATTAGAAAAGAACTTCTGCTTCCTTGGTTTCGCAGATTCAAAGAGGAATCTACAGCATCTCGTGGGTGAACTTAATAAAAGTATCGCCAAAATAAACTCCTTTGACTTCAGTCCAGCGTATGAAAAGATACATCCTTTCAGTGCTGACGATTTCCAGTACAGTTCAAGACTGCCGGTGGGCAAGAACAGTCCAGGTAAAAAACTCAAACACGAGGCCTGTAATTTACTGCATAGGTATTTCGAGGAACTACAGGGCACCGCCTGGCAAATGTCCGACTACTACAAACAGGCAGACGCAGAAACCAAATACGCGATCCGACAACTCAACAACATCTGCCACGAGATCGAAAGTTGGGTCAACGCCGACAGGAAAAAGGCATTCGAACCGGAATGGATGAGGCCATCTCAGATAACCACCTTTCTCAACGCACCCAGGCACGACCTACACGAAGAGGATTTTGAACTGTTCAAGGAAAACAGGTATGATAGGGAATTGGGTGGTGTGTACTTGCACTGGAGCCAGGTTGGCAAGACACTGTATGAAGTATTCAGAGATGAACACGCACCAAAGATGACCGAGGCGTTGTGTTCTGAGATCAACCACCAACGATATTATTCTGGTGAGTTTGATGTTGAGTGGGGTAAAACAATAACCGAGCAGGATGATTTCAAGAAGAAAGAGATGGACGAATACAGGTCATGGTTGGAAGACAACGGGTACGATTGGGAAGATCCGAAGTTGTCGCTTGGATACATCAAGATAGGACAGGTTGATCTACAGAGAACATTTGGCACAGATGCCTCCATACATAAGATACACAGAGTCATGAATGACAATTTGAACATAACCAGCATTAGGACAATATATGGACCGTCGGTAGAGACTGATTACCCATACACACTTGACGGAGATGAATGGAAACAGATACAGATAGAAGGGTTGAAGCGAGGATATGAATCACGTAGTGTGCGTTAAGTGGGGTAGCAAATATCCTTCAGTTTATGCTAACGTTCTTAAGAACATGGTGGCAAGGCACACAACGGTGCCCTATCAGTTCCACTGCCTAACAGATGATCCTAATGGATTGGATACAGACATCAACGCTGTAAAGTTGCCCAATGATCCATGGATCAAGTCCTGGTGGAGCAAACTATGGATGTTCGCACCCGAGATGCCCGTCAAGGGTAACATTTTGTTTTTTGATCTGGACGTTGTGATATTCGACAACATCGATCCACTGTTCACCCATACAGGAAAGTTCAATATCATAAGGGACTTCAACAGGTGTAGGATAAAAGACTGGAAACTGTCAAACTCCAGTTGTATGCGATGGGAGGCGGGCACGATGGACTATCTGTGGATGGACTTCAAGGACAGGTCAGCACAGGTCATGCAACAGAATCATGGAGATCAGGACTGGATAACGAAGAAGGCACACAATGATATCACTTGGTTCCCTGAGGAATGGATAAGATCATACAAATGGGAGATGATAGGTCTCAAAGACACAAAGTTATTGACAAAAGATGGGAAGAAATTCTTTCGGACACCTGCCAAGATAGAACCAGGCAACCGAGTGGCGGTTTTCCATGGTTCACCTAATCCCATGGAGTGTGCCGACCAATGGGTGGTGGACAACTGGAAGTGATGAGGAGTTACGGTAAAGTCAAAGTAAAGAAAGTTAAACCAGAGATGTCGGACGTCCCAGACGATTGCGGATACATGCAGAAATTTGCGTTCAACATCGATCTCAACTCAAATGGTGTCATGGGTGAATGTATAGAATGGTGCCAGGAAAATTGTGAAGGCAAGTGGGGATGGTGGTTCGAACCAGCGGGCGAGATAGAGAATCCCAAGAACCATTGGGAGCATCAGAACGCCTACATGAGTTTCGAGAAGAAACTGGATGCCACTAGGTTCTGGATGAGCGTTGGAATACAAAACAGTGGCAAGAGATAGAGATAATTAATAGTATGAAATGGTTTGATATTACAGATCCCGCTAAGGCACAGATGGAGAAACTGCTTTCAAAAAACCCTGACAAGTACGCAGTCAGCCTGGCCGTCAATGGCGGTGGTTGTGCTGGTTTCAAGTACGAATGGGGATTCATAGACAAAAAGGAAGATGTCAAAGAAGGTGATGAAATGACCGACTGGGGCACAGGAAGATTTGTCGTTGACGAGACTTCGATGCTGTACGTGGCGGGCACAAAGATTGACTGGATAGAGGAAACTTTTGGATCACAGTTTGAGATTTCAAATCCAAATTCGACCAGCGCCTGTGGTTGTGGAGAATCATTTGGCGTGTAATGGATACAGCATTCATAATAGGCAACGGTGAATCGAGAAACATCTTCCCAATAGATCACTTGAAAGGCAATGGAATCATATATGGTTGTAATGCCATATACAGGGATCATCCCATGCTGTGTGATCACATAGTGGCGGTGAACCCTCCCATGTACGAGGAACTGGCCAATTGGCACAACAACGGCAAGGAATCACCGAGTATCCATGGTCCTGATGATATCAGTGCTTGGAACTACCTGTGTGAAGATGACCATGAGATGGACGTGCCAGAGGGACTGAAGATATACAGGTTATGGCGTGGTGGTGACATAAAGAAAGGTGGCAAGATCAAAACGAACGACTTCTCCAAGGCACGTGGTTCCGGTTGCAGTGCGGTGTTGATGGCCGCGGAGTCCGGCATAAAGAACATAGTGATAATGGCGTTCGACATAATGGGTGCCCAACAATGGGAGATGGACACGCCCAGCAGGATACAGAACAACATCTACAAGAACAGCACAAACTATCCAGACAGGGCCAGCATGAAGGCCTACCTCAAGTATGAATGGATGTATCAACTGAGGCAGACGTTCAGGAAATTTCCCAAAACAAACTTCTATTTCATCAACCGCAAGGAATATCTTGAGGGCAATCCGTTCCTGCGTTGGTACTTTGATCAGCCAAATATAAAGTGTGGCATCTACGCTGACCTACAGAGATGGATAGACGGCCACAGGAACGACATCCGGTGGAGACAGTTATAGGGTCTTGGTACTGCTGGCGTCCAGTTGATACACCCGACGCATTTTGACGCCCACGCTTTGGGCAAACTTCTTGGAATCACAATTACTGCACACGTGCTTGTAGTCGTTTGAGGCACGAGCGGGATCCACCTTGGATTTGGGCCTCTGGAATGTCTCGGAACAGGCGTCACACCTGAACACGTAGATCATGTTCCGCCTTCGATAGTTGTGCATGACCCCGTACTTGCTCTCCCTCTTGTACAACTTGATGGTTTTAAGGGTTTCTACGAACATATTCGTATTTAATAAATACGAGTATCAGATTATGGCGAGAATTAATATAGATATAGGTGTACAGGGAAATCCAGCCACAGGCGATACTCTACGTACCGCTATGCAGAAAATCAACACGAATTTCACGGAAGTATACTCTTTGGTGAGGGATGGATCATCTGGTCTAATAGCCACTGATGTAACGAACGGTGACCTAAAACTACAGGCCAACGGAACAGGTTCTATAGAGATTGACACTTTATCAATACAAAACAGCACAATCTCAAGCATCACTACAAATTCGGACATCACGATCACTCCTAACGGAACAGGTAATGTTGTGTTAGGTAACTTTACTTTCAACGCAGATCAAACTGTGGGAGCCAGCGAAGACAACTACGTGTTCACGTACGATCACAGCACAGGCACCATAGGATTGGAAGCGTCAGCGGCAGGTGATGTCACAGCGAGTTCAACAACAACATTTACCAACAAGACATTCGACGCCAACGGCACGGGCAATAGTATTTCAAACATCGACATCGCGGACTTCACTTCGGGTGTGTTCCTTGACGAGGACAACATGGCATCAAACAGTGCCACAGCGATCGCATCACAACAGTCGATCAAGGCCTATGTTGATGCCGAGGATGCCAACATAGCATCAGACACATTGACATTCACCAACAAGACAATAGACGCCAACGGCACTGGAAATAGTATAAGCAATCTAGAAGTTGCGGACTTTGCCGCGGCCAGCATAGTGACAGCAGGTGAGGGCATAGGATCAAACAACAACGACACGACAATCCCAACATCAGCGGCTGTGAAAGCATACGCAGATTCAGTGGGCGGTGGTTCAACGGGTGACATCACATTCAACGGTTCAACTATTCAATCACCTTCAAACGCCGACATCACACTTGACCCATCGGGCACGGGCGGAGTTGTCGCACAGGGTCCGGTGACATTCAACGCCGGATACATTGAGAAGATCAATTCATTAACTTCGAGCTCGACCATCACAGTTGACTGTTCGGCGGCCAGCATACACACTGTCACATTAGGCACTAACACAGAATTCAACATCACCAACCTACCAACGGGTGGTTCAGTCACATTGATCATCACACAGGATGGCACAGGAACAAGGACGGCCACATTTGGCACTGACGGTTCAAGTGCTGTGAAGTTCCCATCCAACAGTAGCACACTATCCACAGGCGGTGGAGACATCGATGTCGTGACGATCATCAACGACGGAACCAACTTCCTGGGCAACATTGCCAAGGACTACAGGTCATCATAGGAGGACTGGATGCCTCTGGGTAAACACAGACACATCATCACAGTTGGCGGTAGCAATTGGAATCCTTCAGACAGCATCAGCACATCATTTTGGATAGACGGGGCGGACACTAACAGTTATACATTAAGTTCGAATGAGTACACTGCTGTGACAGATAAGTCAGGAAACTTCTCAACAATTACTATAACAGGAACACCTAATAACCTAACAGGCCTAAACGGTTATAACACATTTAGTTTTGATGGCGCGGAGGATTTTACAACAAGTTCGGAACAAGCAGTAGCATCAAGCGGAAATCATTGGTGTGCTGGAGTATTCCATTACACATCAGTTGACAACGTAAAAGACTCATTCTGGAGTGTGGAGAACAGCACAGTCTCGGCCAGTTCAAAGAGAGACTATGCTATCAGTGCCAGCAACGCCAGTACTTGGGATGGTGAGTTAGATCTGGATGGATTGAGTTCCGATAGAATCTCATCAACTATAGGCAACAGTCAAGCCTGGGACAGTGGTTTATCTAATCACACTTGGTATATTATTTCCCTTTTCTTAAACAAGACAGGCAATCAAATTGGTTGTAGAGTAAGTGGTGCTAACATATTCACCCCAGTCAACGACTATGACAATGCCATCAACACCAACCAGGACGTTAGAATTTGTAAAAACAGAGGCGGCAATCGACTTGCAGGCAAATGTGCGGAGTTTATGATGGTGGCTGACTTACCAGGTACGGGTGCAACAGATATCACAACACTCGAAAAGGCCGAGGGATACCTGGCGCACAAGTGGGGTTTGACCGGTAATCTGCCCAGTGATCATCCATTCAAGAACGTCTCTCCGTAACCATAAATACCATTAAATTATGGCACAGGAACTGATAAACATAGGTGTAACCGCGGACGACGGCACGGGCGATACCATAAGGCGTGCGGGCATCAAGATCAACAACAACTTCACGGAGTTGTACGCTGATCCGTTGGTTGCAACCACGCTGGGCTTCAATCAGAACGAGATCAGTTCAACCGATTCCAACGCGGACATAGTGTTGAAACCATCCGGCACTGGTGCTGTGCTTTTCCCGGCGATAAAGATAAACGACAACAACATCGAGGGCACAAGATCAAACGAGGACATAAAATTCATACCAAACGGATCAGGTCAATTGGTCATAGACGGACTGGGATTCTCTGGTACGTCAATCACTGCCACCGATTCCAGCACGATAAACATTAATGAAAATTTAACAGTGGACGGTGATCTCACAACCACCGGAAACGTAGTGATATCCAGCACCATGAGTGCTCAGTCAGGATCCACAATCGGGAATCTAACTTTGGCCAATGGATCCATAACGGACTCATCTGGAGACATCAGTTTCGGCGACGAGAACATCACCACCACAGGAACACTGGCTGTGGCCACAGGATCCACTATAGGTAACCTAACACTGGCAAACGGGTCAATCACTGACTCATCTGGAGACATCAGTTTCGGCGACGAGAACATAACCACCACGGGGAATTTCAATGCAGGAGCAACAACATTGGGTAGTGCCACAGTGTCCGGTGCATCTTCATTTGCCGGAACTACCACGGTGGACAACCTCACGTTCAATGACAACATAATAGGAACCAGTTCAAACGCGGATCTGAATCTTACGCCAGGTGGCACGGGAGTTGTCAATGTCAGCAATCTCACCATAGACTCCAGCATCAACCTCACGGACAACGTGATCAAGGTCACCAGATCCAATGACGACCTGGTGCTGTCAGGCAATGGCACGGGCTCCACACAGATTTCAAACATCGATCTAGATTCAGGCACCATCGACAACACAGTGATAGGCGCCTCCACACCGGCCGCTGGAACCTTCACCACGGTGTCCTTCACAAACACACAGTTAAATGCAGGACAGCTCAACATCAAGGACAACCAGATCACGGTCAACACCACCGACGCTGACCTTGAGATCAGTGCCAGTGGATCAGGCAACGTTTCAATAAATGGTTTCAGTTGGCCAAACTCATATGCGGCGGGACAATTCATAAAGACGGATGCATCCAAGAACCTCTCCTTGACCACCTTCCCAATCCTGTACGTGGAATCAGACATAGCGGATGGCACGGTCACCATAACAGGCGACTCCTCGACACAGACCATAGATTCATTCAGTGCGTCAACACACAGGAGCGTGAAATATTTGATACAGATGTCAGACAGCACCGCGGACAGGTACGCATTGGTGGAGGCCAACGTCACACACGACGGGACCAACGCCTATGTCAGTTCTTTTGCACGTGTAGGCAACGGTCAGGGAGATGGATCAACTGCGTATGAATCAATAGTGTTGAGTGCGGACATATCGGGCGGCAACGTTAGGTTGCTAGGAACAGTAAATAACACTAACAACCAAGTAATAAAATTCGTGAAAAGGGTGATAAAAGTATAACATGGCACAACAAACATTAAATGTAGGTTCAAACGCAAACGACGGCACAGGTGATACTCTGAGATCCGCAATGACTAAAGTGAACGACATGTTCACGGAACTGTACCTATCTCCACTCACAGGTGGTGACCTTGATTTCAGCGGGAACGAGATATCCGCCACTAGATCAAACGATGATCTGGTGTTCTCACCTGCAGGCACCGGTGCCGTGGCCTTCCCGGCCATCAGGATAAATGACAACAACATCGAAGGCACGAGATCAAATGAAAACATAAATTTACTGCCGAATGGCACCGGATCTGTGATATTTGGAGCATTGAAAATCAACGGGACAAGTTTGAGCTCGGATGATTCCACAGCGATCAACATCAACGAGAATTTGATCGTAGACGGAACTGCTAGTGTTTCAGGCACGGCCACAGTGGGAACATTGAATGCCGCAACAGGATCCACAATCGGGAATCTAACATTGGCCAATGGGTCGATCACTGACTCATCGGGGGACATCAGTTTCGGCGATGAGAACATAACCACCACGGGCACCATGACTGTGGCAACAGGATCCACGATTGGAAACCTAACACTGGCCAATGGGTCGATCACCGACTCATCTGGAGATATCAGTTTCGGCGATGAGAACATAACCACTACAGGAACACTGGACGTGAGTGGACTCACAACACTTTCGACTTTGTCTGTCACAGGAGCAACGACCCTGACGGGTACAACCACCATAGACAACATCACGTTCAATGACAATATCATAGCCACCAGTTCAAACGCTGACCTGAACCTAACACCGGGAGGTACCGGAACAGTGAACATCAGCAACCTGACCATAGATTCCAATATCAACATCACAGACAACACGATCACAACCACGCAGTCCAACTCAGAACTAGTGCTATCAGCGAGCGGAACAGGATCCGTAGTGATGGCCAAAGCGGACATCAACAGTGGTGCCATCGACAACACCGTGATCGGTGCGACCACACCGGTGGCGGCAACATTCACCACATTGTCAACCACAAGTGGAATGACCATCGATGGTGTGACCATAACAGACAACACGATCTCGTCAAATGCCTCTAACGCCGACCTAGAACTTTCAGGCAATGGCACGGGAACGGTGTCCATCAGCGGTTTCAGTTTCCCAACGTCAGACGGTTCAGCGGGCCAAGTGCTGAAGACGGACGGTGCGGGCAACATAGGATTCGTGACCATATCGAATGCATCAACACTGAACCACTCCGAGATCGGTGACAACACCGCAACTGTGGCCACATCTGCCACCACCGTCATAGACAGTTGGTCTAGTGCTTCGTACAGGAGTGCCAAGTACTACATCTCCATATCAGACACCACCAACAGCAGGTTCGAGATGGTGGAAGCCACACTGGTACACGGCCCAAGTGCTGACAGCACCACGGAGGCCTACGTTACCGTGTTTGGAAACACGGGATCTTACACGGATCCACTTTGCACATTCACGGCGGACATCGATGATGGCAACGTCAGGTTATTGGCCACCAACATCACCAACGACAGCACAGTGTTCAAATTCCAGAGAGTCATAATAGACCTATAATAATTACATTAGGTTTATAGAATTTACGATAAATACCCATAACAAAAAAGGATTAACATAAAGTATGGCTAGACAGAACATCAACATAGGATCAAGTGCTAACGACGGCACGGGTGATCCACTAAGAACAGCATTTGACAAGATCAACGACAACTTCGTGGAACTTTACGGTACAGATAATGACATCAACACGCTTGATGCAAATCTAGATGTGAACACGTTCGCTATCACAACAGGGGTCACTAACGGTGACATAACCATCACACCAAATGGCACAGGTAGCATCAAACTGGGTGCGATGAAATTCGTTGGCACGACCTTGAGTTCTGACGATTCGACACAGATCACAATAGCAGAGAACATACAGACAACAGGCACGTTGAATGTCGCGGGTGCGGCAACGATCACAGGTGCCACAACTTTGAGCACATCATTGGCACTGGCGTCGGGTGCAACTGTAACAGGTATACTAGACGAAGATGCCATGGGATCAGATTCAGCAACTGCTTTGGCAACACAACAATCTATCAAAGCCTATGTTGATGCACAGGTAACAGCCGCAGATCTAGATTTCACAGCAGACGACTCGACTACCAATTCAATTGATCTTGATTCGGAGGTGATGCAGTTCTCTGGTGGAACTGGTATAACCACAAGTGCGACGGGAAACACAGTCACAACGGCGATTGATGGAACGGTTGCCACACTAACAGGATCTCAAACTTTAACAAATAAAGTTCTAACAGCACCTACAATCAACGCGGCCACGATGACAGGAACGGTGACCGTTGATAGTATTTCAATGGCCGACAACACAATCACAACCAACGCCTCGAATGCAAACCTAGAACTAGACGCATCGGGAACAGGACAGGTCAGAATCATACCAAACACAACAGTGGTAGGAACGTTGAACACGGCGGACGTTGCCACGACGGGTAACACAACTGTGTCAGGATCATTGACCACAGGAACTTTTGCAGTTGGTGACTTGAATATTATCGCAGACGGTACTATCACTTCTGACACAAACGGAGACATAACGATCGATCCGGCTGGAACAGGTGCTATCGTACTAACAGGACCAATCACTCACGCAGGAACACAGACCACAACAGGACAACTTAATGTTGACAACTTGAGATTGGACGGCAACACAGTGTCAGCGACATCAGGCGGTATCACACTATCACCTGCCGCAGGACAGAACGTTGCGGTTGGAGGTACCAATGTGAAACTTACTGCCACAGAGGCCAACTTCACGTTGATGGAGGCCACAACTGTGAGGGCAGACACCTTACAGAATGATACATCAGATGGTGACATTTCAATCAGCACACAGGGTACTGGAGTTGTGGATCTTAACACGGCCACACAATCAACTGTGGGATCGGCGGGAGGTGCATCGGCATTGCCAGGTACGCCAACAGGCTATATCAAGATCAAGATCGCCGGTACAATGAGAGTTATTCCGTTCTACGACGAATCTTAATAGATCATAGCATATCCTTAACAAGGAACAATGAGGAAACACAGGAACGACCACAACAGGCGCAAGTCAGCACATTCCGAGATCAAACGCTTGGAGGAGGCAATACGACGTGAACAGGACAAGACCGCACGGGAGAACCTCAGACAGCACCTGGAACACTGGATTCGTACACAGAATAATAGCCGGTAATTGCCAATAAATACCTAGTAAGGAGTACAGTAATGGCAACACCAGTGTGGACAACCACGGCAGGTAAAATTGCAACTATAGATGAACAAGTAGCGTATTCTCTCCAATTGGAGGCGAACACAAGCGATTCAACGGCCATAACTTACTCCGTGATAGCAGGGAGCCTACCCGCAGGAATGCAGGTAACAACGGACGGGCTCTTGACAGGTACTCCGGCTGAGGTTGCCAAGAGAACTCTTTACACCTTCGTCGTGCGAGCCACGGCCGGTACCGCTATCACAGACAGGACTTTTTCCCTAGACGTTCAAGGTGAGGACACTCCAACTTTCACGACTGCTTCCGGACAACTGCAACTGGACGATAGCACCAGCGTTGGATTGTACTGGGTCATAGATGGTTCAAGCGTTTCTCTACAGATGCAGGCCACTGATTCCGACACCAGAGCGGGACAAACACTTGTGTATGAGATTGTTCAGGGCTCACTGCCACCAGGTGTGACCATGAGCGAAAATGGACTGATATCCGGTACTGTGGAACTGACAGAAGACCAGCGTTTTGGAGAACGGGGAGGATACGACGGCACAGGCAACGAGGACCAATTCGACGGAACATATGATAGGACAGTAACAACAAAGAGTATAAGCAAAAACTTTGATTTTGTTGTCAGGGTATCCGATGGTACAAGTTATGTTGAACAGAACAATTCAATATTTGTCTACTCTGCGGATTTCTGGAGGGTATCAAACACAGCAATAACAATCGACGCAACACAAATACAAAATTCACCTTTGACGATGGACCTAAGTGCCAGCAGGAGACCGGTTTTCAAGACAGGTTCGGACCTTGGAACTTTCAGACACGACAACGCTGTCGTCATCAAGATCGAGGTCGAGGATTTCGATCCATTACAGGGGGATCTAGAATATTCAATCCAATCAGGATCTTTACCAAGTGGATTCCTTATAGATATTAACTCCGGTGAGATCTATGGAACATTGGCTAGCCAGTCAGCGGTAGAGACAACCTACACCTTCACTGTGAGGGCAAACAGGACCATAACCACGGGCCTAAATGTATTCACAGACCAAACGTTCACGATGAAAGTGATCGGTGAGATAGATATCGGAATAGCATTCACAACACCAACAGTGATAGGAACACTGAAAGCGGACATTCCAAGTATGTTGTCCATAGAGGCAGTCGCTGAGGAAAGCGATAGGGTTCTCACCTACTCGTTGACTTCAGGATCACTGCCTACAGGTATAACTCTCTCAGAGCAGGGCAACTTGTTGGGTTCCATCGATCCAAGTGACTTCACAGATTCCACAAGAGCGTACACATTCACGGTGACTGTGAGTGATCAATACCAGTCGGCGGCGGCTTCTAAAGAATTCACACTGAACCTGGACATTCCATACACCCAAACCGAGTACGGAAACATGACCGGACACGCGACATCTTTCATAGACCAAAACATATTCTACAACATAGCACAGGATCCAAACATCAACTCCTCGGAATACATTTACAGAGGAGAAGACAGTAACTTTGGTATGAAGTCGAAACCAGAGATGCTCATGATGTCAGGTCTTGAATCAAAGACACTGACCACGTTCCAACAACAGATGGAACAGAATCACTCTCCAAAAACACTTTACTTCGGAGGTATAAAGACAGCGGTGGCCAAAGAAGGCACCACAGTCAAGTACGAGGTGGTATACGTTGATGTAAAAGATGACCTTGTGAACAATGACGGAAATGCGGTAAGCAGTTCCGTGAATCTGAGAAGCGATGTCGTTAAACCAATGCTGGGACCTAGAGCCTCAAGCATGAATGCCTCTGCGGATTATGTAGACTATGAGATCACAACAGACGGCGGTCTTTCTTTCAGCACAGCAGGATCCAAAGTGCGTTATGCCAATCAATTGAGTGCTGACCTAGGGTTCATAGAGAAAGTTTATCCCAACGCTGTGGCTAATATGAGGTCAAGGATGAAGAGCCTGGGACACAAGGAATGGGATTATCTGCCACTTTGGATGAAGACAACACAGGCAGGGGACCTGGCACCATTGGGATACGTGACAGCAGTGCCTATCTGTTACTGTAAACCAGGAACATCCGCGTTGATCAAGAAAAGAATAGAAGATAAATCTCTGGATTTCAAAAAAATTAAATTTATTATAGACAGATATCTCATAACCAAGAGCAAAGTTGCCACGGAAACATTCACAGCAGACGGAACAACAAGCAGTTTCGTCGTGGACGAATTGATACACGAGGAGGACATCTTAGTCAAGGAAGGCACAAACACAGTGTACGTTGGACAAGGTGTTACTGCGGACAACAACATCAAGCCAACTTATCTGACAGCGGACGGAACTCTGAGATCAGCGGATCACGAGTTTGGCATCACACTTTCTCACAACACAACGACTAAAAAGACAACAATCACTTTTACCAAGGAAGTACCACAGGCGGGCACAATAATAAAGGTGGAGAGAAGCAACGATAAATATCTTAAATTTAAGGACAAAGGAATTTAATCAATGGCTAGTAACATAGTACCAGGAAACATAGACGGAACATATCCAAAGGCCGGTCAGGACAACAGTTCACAAGGCTTCAGGGATAACTTTTCAGCAACCAAAACAAATTTCACAGAAGCAAAGACAGAAATAGAAGATCTTCAAACAAACAAAGCAAGTTTGAACGCTTCAAGTAACTTCGCTGATAATGAAGTCCTTAGAGCCAAAATCAAAGACATAAGCGAGGTGGTATATCCACACGGTACAGCATCAGGATCGATCACGCTCAATCACGAAAATGGACATTACCAGACATTGACAACCAGTGGAGCGTGTACATTAACTTTCACAAACCTGCCGGCAACAACAACATTAGGCAGAATAATACTAGATGTCACATTTGCCAGCACTGCACACACTTTGACAATACCAAGTGCTGTACTAGTGGCAGGTAACGTGTCAGGCGGCGACGGATCATCAGACACAATCACGGTTCCAACTTCTGGAAGATATCTTTATGAATTCATGACACCAGATAATGGTACAACAATTTTGATGCACCAATTAGGAAACAACTACATCTAATAGGAGGTAGTGATGTATTTTCATCCATTACAAGAAGAAATAGGAAACCTATCCGACGAGGAGATTTCTAAAAGGATAAAAGATCTTTCTCGTAAAGTCAACTCCGCGAGAAGATTTGGACGTAACCCAGAAATGCTGGCACAACTCCAACACGCACTGGCCACATACAGAAACGCGATCAGAGAAAGGCGGATCGAGGAATGGCACAAGAACAACAAGAAGTTAAGGAACGAGCCAGACCTAGGTGACCTGGTCAACATCGACTAGTAAATAGTTTTGATGTCAAACACATTCACTTGGAAGACCAAATTCAAATCAATTATAATAGTAGACGGTGAACTGTTCGCAAATGAATACAAACTGAACGTATCACTGACACCACACACAGCAAGTCTTAAAGAACAAACAGAATATTTCGAGAGGTTGAAAAATCTTTTCGAGCAGGTGTTCGCCAACACTATCACCACGTGGCGTGACGAACCTCTTTATCTCATGTTGAAGAAACAGACCACGAACAGGTTCATTGAATTACCAAAGCCGCCCTATGATCAGATAATGGCGGCAGTTTGCTACTGCAAGGCCAACAGCATACTGGACAGCAAGATAATAATCAACAACATAGAACTATCATCGTGGCAGGGCGATGGTATTACCTACACGGTTGACAAAGACAGCAAAGAACTTATACTGTTAGATAGACCCGATTGGTTTTCTAAGAAATACAGCAAATTTGATCCATGGTGGTTGAGGGCAGACACGGCAACATATGATCAGGAACTCGACAAAGGCATCTACACAGGACACTTCAGTTGGAACAATCAAGAGATTCCAGTTGACACCAAGCACGAGTACCATGCTAAAATATTTGAATTCCAACCAAAGGTACTAGATGGCGGAAAAGACAAAAATAAATGATTTTGGTGATGTGATATTCTCGGAAGAGGATGTCATTGACTTGCTCTACACAGATCCAGACTTCGACATATCAAAATTATACCTCGAGGACATTGACAAGTATTCTAACAGTTTGAAGCAGTTGGGTATAGATCTTCCAGTGGTGAAAGCCATACAAAAGAAAACAGGACTCAAGGAATTCGACAAGGCCAACTGTGACCATTGGCATATGCCCGAGAAGTATTACCAAATAAATGTCCTACAATGGTTGTTAGACAAGTGTCAGAACGATGAGGAGAAGATGCGTGTACAGATGGAGTATGATCTGTTCGAGAAGAAGGATTTCATACGTGTGCTACAGTTCCTGATATACTTCATAGACACACTGAGAGCAAACAACATAGTTTGGGGTGTTGGTAGGGGATCAAGTGTGGCCAGTTTCTGTTTGTTCCTGATAGGGGTACACAAGATAAATCCATTGCTGTACAATTTGGACATCACCGAATTTCTGAGATGATAAGTAATAGTAATAGGAGCATATTATTATGGTAGCAAGAGCACCAAGAAAAAGAATGTATAGGACTATGCAAGGACGTATGGTTGACATAGAAAAACTGAGAGCGGCCAATGAGTCTGTTCAGGCAGTTGGTAATATGAATGTCAACGCAAGGGGAGACGTTATAGGACCAAGTGGTTCTATTGTGACTAAAAAAGAAGCAGTAATACAAAAATATTACGAGCAACCAAAAGGAATGGTCAGCGACACTCCAACAAAAGGAAAGGCAACACCGGCAGTTAAATCTGAACCAGTCAAACAGACTGTGCAGAAGATGACACCAGTGGCGGCCAAACCGGCACCAAAGAAAACGGTCGCACCACAGCCAAAAAAAGTTGAAGTTGCACCAGCACCAAAAGTTGAACCGGCACCTGAGGCAAAACCAGTTGAGGTGTTCAAACCTAAGACTGAGAGCACAGCCAAAAAAGGCATAGACGCCGCACTTGACGGACTGGAATAAATCTGTTAAAATAATCCTATAATGGGACAATTAGAAGACTTACAATCAAAGGGTTTTGGATCACACGGTGGAAAACAATACACTGTTGATTCGGACATCACACCACTCAAGAAGAGAGTTTTAGTGTCCAACATGCACTTTGGTGAGACCAAGACCAAAGGTGGGATAATACTCACAGACGACGACGGCACACAGGGAGGAATACATCCGCGATGGGGCAAGGTGTATGCAATCGGCAACAAGCAGGAAGATGTAAAAGTAGGCCAGTGGTTGCTTGTGGCACACGGCAGATGGTCCAGAGCACTCAAGGTCAAGAAAGAGGGCGTGGAACTAGAAGTACGAATGATTGACGAGAATGACATCTTGTTGGTATCAGAAGACGAACCAGATCAGAACAGAATGCAGGCAGGATATGTCAACACTGGTGGTATGCGACAGATGACAAAACTACCTGGCAATGACTAGACCGCACACCTGTTACGTCTGCAATAAACAATTCTTAAACGCAATATACTGGTATGACAGCCTACACGACACAAAGTATGACAAAAGGATCATCCGACCATTCTGTGGTCCACCTTGTGCAAACAAGTACAGAGAGATATCAGACGTAAACAAATATCCACTACGTAAACCACTCCCACACGGTGAGGAATGGAGAATAATACAAGACATCGACAACATAGATTATGAAACAGATTAAGAAGAAAAAAGTCAAAGTCGAAATAGACAAACTGGTCACAATGGCCGAGATGGGACTGGGAGTTGAACGTCCTCTTAACAAGGAAAAGAGGACATGGATAAACAAATTGAAGAAAGACGGTGCGTGGGATCCAATACTGGTCACACCAATAAAAGACAGTGGATATTATTTGCTCACTGATGGCTGGCATAGGGTACAGGCCGCTAAAGGTCTGAGACGTAAGACAATAAACGCCCTACAACTTCCAGCCAATGCGGGTCTCAGTATGGCAAAGGCCAACAAAATCTTACGAGACATTGACCGAGAGTATGGTTTCAAACTGCACTGTAGCGACATCATTGGACATTGGGCAATGATGGAAACATTGTTAGAGTAGACATTTTACAAATATCTGTTATAATATAAGCATGGTACAACGATTTGGTTTCTGTTGCAAATGGCTCAACAACGAGTCGGAGTTTGGCGGTATGAAAGTCAACGCGAAAGACAGAGAACTGAACGGCAGAAGTACCACAATGCGTTGGCTACGTGAACACAAGGACGAGGCAGAACAGCGACAGTGGGACATCATGACCCATAACACTTTGGCCGCACGTAGATTGATACAACGTGTTGGTAGCCTACCACCTGAACGTAGGATGGTCAGACTTGGTAGTGAGATGTTACAAGGATACACAGAGAAAGATTGGAAGTCGTGGTGGCAACAACCTCATATACAAAGTCATTTAGAAAATTTATTCGCACCCGTTGGTGAGATGGCACGAACATTTGATGTCAAAATCAGTTTCCATCCAGGTCAGTTCTGTGTGCTTTCCAGTGCCACACCAGACATAGTAGAACGTAGCATAGAAGAATTCGAATACCACGCGGACATGGCACGTTGGATGGGTTTTGGCAAAAGTTTCCAGGATGGTTGCAAGATAAACGTACACATCTCGGGCAAACAAGGACCAGATGGCATACGTAAGGCTTTGCCTAGACTTTCTCAGGAAGCAAGAAATTTGATCACTATCGAGAATGATGAGATGGGGTGGGGTCTGGATGCCAGTCTTGAACTGGAAAAGGACCTAGCACTTGTGATGGACATACATCACCACTGGATACGTGATGAGGAATACATTGACGCAAACGATGACAGGGTCAAAAGAGTCATCGACAGTTGGCGTGGACAGAGACCAAGTATGCACTACTCTTATTCCAGGGACGAACACCTTGCAGTTGCGAACTTGGGAGACAAAACGCACACAGAGATGCACAACATCAAGGACCTACTGGCACGTGGTTGCAAGAAACAGAAACTGAGAGCACACTCGGACTTGTTACCAAACAGGAAAGTCAATGATTGGGCACTATCATTCTCGGAAAACTTCGACATACAAGTGGAGGCCAAAGGTAAAAACATGGCCACGGAACAATTATATAGACAAGCGAAGGAAACTGCTGTAATATAGCATTAATGAAATACAGAAGACTTGTAAAAACTTGCACTTGGCAACTTTTAGGATTGGGTTGGTTTATGAGTTATGCTCTAGTCACAGGAGGAGACCTATGGTACACGTTTGGTCTTTCACTGGCCAGCATTCCGGCAGGAAGTGTGATGTTTTATGGTCACGAATGGATATGGGACAAAATTAAATGAAAGAACTATGGGTAGAAAAATACAGGCCTAAGACTCTGAAAGAGTACGTGGTCAGAGATGAAGCACAAAGGCAACAGATACAGGCTTGGATAGATGACAAGGCTATCCCTCACTTGCTATTAAGTGGTGCTCCGGGCGTGGGCAAGACGACACTGGCGAAGGTGTTGTTTGCGGAAATGGATGTCAGCAGTTATGACATATTAGAAATAAATGCTTCTCGTGAAAACAGTGTTGATACTGTGAGGGAGAAGATCAACAACTTCGTACAGATAATGCCTTTTGGGTCTTACAAGTATGTTTTGCTCGACGAGGCAGATTACATGAGTCCAAACGGACAGGCGGCGTTGCGTGGTGTGATGGAGATGTATCACACGTCAGCGAGATTCATACTAACTTGTAACTATCCTAACAGGGTGATACCCGCACTGCATTCGAGATGCCAAGGTTTCCACATGGAAACCATAGACAAGACGGAATTCACAGCAAGGGCGTGTGAGATCCTGATACAGGAAGGCATCACACCAGACATTGAAATACTGGACACATATGTGAAGGCAAGTTATCCAGACCTCAGGAAGTGCATCAACATGCTACAACAGAACTGTAGGGACGGGAAATTGATGCCACCAGCATCAGGTGACTCAGGACAACAGGACTACAGACTGCAGATGGTGGACTTGTTCAAGCAGGGCAAGATTCAAGAAGCAAGAAAACTTGTTTGTGCCCAAGCAAGGCCGGAGGAGTGCGAGGAGATATACAGATGGTTGTATGACAACTTGGAAATCATATCCAAAGATGAGGACGCACAGGACAAAGCGGTACTAATTATCAAGCAGGGATTGGTTGATCATTCATTCGTCGCTGATCCTGAGATCAATCTAGCAAGTGTGATGATCAAACTGGCGAGACTATCAAATGGTTAAGACGATAGATTTTTTAGGTACAATCAGACTTCCATGGAAGAAACTGTGGAGTACCTTGGAAAGTAAATCTACAATCGTCGAACAAGGCTTTGATCCAGGGATACATAAAAATAGATCGGAACAGCAGATTACACTACAAAATAAAATATTCTCGTCCTACACGAAAAAATCACAAGAATTTACTAGATATCTCAATCCTGAATTTACAAACCTGATTCCAAAGAGTGCGTGGGACCAACTCAGAATCAAAAAAGAAGGATCTAAACTTGTAGTGATAAAACATGGTCCTGGAACTTTTACCACACCACACGTGGATACCTATAATGATTTCATACAAAATTCTGGTAACAAAAACAACAATAATTCTAGAAACAAAGTAAGGAGAGTATGGATATCTCTGACAGATCCAAAAGTGGGACACGCTTTATTTGTTGGAGACAAAGTTGCCTATTTCCTAAAAAAAGGCAGTGCCCTGACATTCAATCATAAAATATATCATTCGGCCTGTAATGCAGGATGGGAGGACAGATATATTTTAACTATAACGGCATGGTATAATGGGAAGTAAACACAATAAAAAAAGATACTTCTGCGTGAAGTACATAATAAAACCAGACAGGAAGTTTGACGAGTTCGTTGAACTGTCCAAGAAGAAGATAGGTCCAGGCAAGATGCTGGAATACACAGTGGTGCTTGATCTCGTCAACAAGGAAGTATTAAAGAATGAACTACCTGGGATACCCGTCGCACAGAGAGACGAGATTCCATTCGAACGTATAGAACAGCACTACCGACAGTGGTACGCTGAAGCGATGGATCAGTTCATCAAATAGACTGATTGTACATCCGCTTGAGCATGACCAATTGGCTGGCTCGCCATATCCTCATCAACACCCTTCTCCTACGTCTGTCCTTCTGTTTCCTTATCTTGAGCCAATTCTGATTCTGCATATACAGTTTCACTCGCTTGTCGTAAACCCGTTTTTTCCTCATCTGTTTCCATAGTTTCCGTTGAAATAAAGGCCGTAGTTGTAGGCTTGTTAAAAGCATAAGGTTCCTCGTAGTTGATTGTTGATTGTAATTTGATGTGTCTTTGATGTAGACTCATATATAATTACTTACGATATAATTTCCAAATAAACTATGCATATTTAACAACACAGATCTTAAGGATAAATAAGCACTATGCATGACGTCTTAGACATAATCAAAAACGTACAATCGTTATACGCCGTAGGACCTACTTTGGGCATACTCAAAGACTTCGAGAGGGTGGTAGATGAGTTGGACGTGTACGTGTTCCAGAACTGGGAGGACGGAGAATTACTGTCAGGCCCAGTTGATTCAAGACACTTTGTCACATGTTCATTCATGTGGCCGGCGGACAAGATGCCAGATCCAGCAGGTGGAAAGAGATTATTAGACAGGGGTTGTAAAGTTATATACAAAAAGGATGAACTGTTAAAACCCAGAGAAATTAAAAGTCCTGCAGATTATAGGCCAGGCACCGTAAAAGGAAAGATTGACGCCCACGATATTTGGGTAGTTGAAATACGAATGCCAAAAGCATTGATCGGTAATTTCAAACATGGCCGGGACGAGATCGAGAGCCAAGACGAGCAGGCACAGGCGTCTGGAGATTTAAGTAGTTTAGATGACATTAGTTAATGAAGGATTAAAGGCCGGAGACCTGGACGGAGTAGTTTCAAAACGATTCTCGGTTGACCAATTCAAATCCAAGATGGGCGAGGACCTAAACATCATGGTACTGGCATTTTCGGTTGACTCACACGCGGCCGCAAAAGATCTTGAGAAATTCGCAGAGACAGGATACAAGGAAGTGTTGGACGCGGATGCCACACCAGGCACACTGGAAGATGGCAAACACAGAGTGTTCATCGAATTCTCGAGGACAGAGAACGTTGATCAACATATTGGCAAATTCTTAGACGATCTTAGTAAATTGACAAACATTGAAAACTTTGAATTCACATACCATAAGAGGACAGTTCCTTTTGAAGCAAGTGCTAAAAATCTAGCAGACATACTACCTAGGACACCAGAAGCATACAATCAAAAAATTAACCAACTGAAACTTGGTGAGATCAAAGATTTCTTTGACAGATTCCAAATGATGGAGTTCAAACTTGACAATAACATCGTTACTATCAAAAAACGAAATGCAGATCAATTAAAATTCGAATTACACGCTTTTGGAAACACCAAGATGATTATGAATGAGATAAAAGCGTTCAAACTTGACGAATCAGCAATCAGTGAATGTCTATTTTTGACCAAGTATTTTGGTCCATATCAGATAACAAAAACCACAGAAGATAGATTTTTATTCAGTAAGGCAGGAGAATCCGCTTTGTTGAGTAAAAGGTCTTGGTAATTAATTTAAAAATCCGCTAACTTGTAAAGTATACTTGTCTTGGAACCCGCAATTGGCTCCTAGGTGTTCTATCGAACTATCCCATAGTAGGCCATCACCTGCTTTCCAGTGAGTGACTACTTCGTCATTGTACTGTGTGAAGTGTCCCATCTTCCAGTCTTCAAGATAGATGTTTGCTCTTACTTTCGTCCTCGTGTCATCAGGAAATTGTTTTGTGATAGCGTAGAAAGTGTCTCTATGAAGAGGTATAACATTTCCAGGCGGTTGCAGGATACTACTGACAGTGATCACTTCCATGCCTAACTGTTTGCCTATGTTGGCAAAGTCTATAGAATCTTTGTCCCACCAAAGTTGATGTATCAAAGTATTGTGCATGGTATAAGTTTCTGGCATACCACCGTACCTATCATGTATATCAGTAAGTTCTTTGACTTGGTGTTTGATGCATGATCCCGAGTGTGTTTTATGATCTGAATTCAAGAATGGAGTATCGGTAAGATTAAGTTTTACTTTTTCAATCATGTTCACATCTATTTATATGGGTCATAAACCCATGAAATATTTGGTGTATAATATACGTACATTATGATAAATAGTTTTATGAGATTAAGCACAAACTTCACACTAGCGGAATTCACAAAAAGCCAGACAGCCACAAGGAAAGGCCTAGACAACACACCAGGTGCGGAGCATCTTGAAAGTGCTAAAGCACTTTTTGAAAATGTCGTACAGAAGGTCAGAGACAACTTCGGTGTCACGGTGATCAACTCTGGATACAGGGGACCAGCACTCAATGAAGCGGTTGGTGGTTCGAGCAAGTCACAACACTGCAAAGGCGAGGCCGTGGACATTGAATGTCCAGGCACAGGCAACTACGACGTGGCCAAATGGATATCCGAGAACTGTGACTTCGACCAATTGATATTGGAATTCTACACTCCGGGCATACCAGACTCAGGTTGGGTACACGTGTCATACAAGTCAGAGGGCAATCGTAAAAGCATACTGACTGCTATGAAGGAAAACGGTAAAACCGTTTACAAGCCTGGCCTTATCCAATAAATACGTACATTATGTTTTCAACGATAAAGATGGCGATAGCCATAATGCTGATCACTGGTATAGCCGGTGCGGGCGTTTATGTGATGAAACTACGGGCGGACAACGCCACGCTTAAGGCCAATCAGATAGAACTGGAA